ATATCGCTCTTTGCGTGAAACAAGCCATAAATCCCAGTATTCCTACCGTTGCGTGATGTCTTTATCCATTCCTTATTAGCGTCGAACGTCGCCATAAGCTGATTGTAGTACGCTTCGTCTGCTGTGCCCTGGTTATAAGTTATGTATCTCGGCCTGTACGCGTATCCTTGAAAGGTAGTGATGATCTTTCGGCCATACGGTACGGCGGTCTTGTTATCGGGATTCCCCTCTTTCGCGGTCGGCCTGTCCTTGATCCCAGGATTGTCGCCTATATAGTACCGCCACATCTTCTTGAGTTTCGGAACGTTCTCATGCTCATGCTTCGTGATATACTCTTCGATATCGTCGGTAGTTAATGAAGTCTTTTCAGTTTTGAACATTATTCCCCCTGAACCAATCTTTTATAGCCGCCTGATACTTAGCGTCAAGGTCATTTTTGAATATAGCAAACTTCACCCCGCAATCCTGGCACAGTTCGACCCTGTAAGAAGAACCGTTTTCCGTACCATTGTGGATGAATAGTTCTTCCCTGCGAATCTCTTTGTGGCATGAATCGCATCTGAAAACCTGCATATTGTGTATTATAGCACACTTTCGTGATATTTTCAATATAGTGCTTGACAAGGTAGTGAGAAGTGATATACTGGAACATGGAGGAAGTTATGAATAGCTTTTATAATATCGTTGGAAACTGTATAAGGATAGGCGGAGATATGCTTGATCTTTCAAAGGTTGTAACCATATGGTCTTTTGAAAGAGAAGGTAGCCTAGTCATAAAGTATTTTTTTGACGGGATAGACAACTGTTTTGATTCAGAAATAGACATTAGCGATGACGTAAGTATCGAAATGACTAAATTAATGCTTGACGAACTTTTTAATGTTTGGGCAAAAGCAAGGAACGTGAAAACAGCTAATCCGGCATAGACCATATTCCCGCCGTCACGAAAATGGTGCAGAGTATAATCGACACTCGTATCGTTTTGTTGACGTCGGCAAAACGTTATAACCCTAGCTCGCTTGCGGAATAGTCGGGAATGTTTATCTCGTCGGCGTGAAAAAAGCATAACAAAAGAGCATCGGCACTGTCTGGAGAATGGCCGAAACGCTTCTTAAAGTCGGCTTTCGGTTCTATCTTCTTCTGGTCTTGCTTCGTATAGGAATACTGCCGTGCTGATAGTTCTTCCATGAGTGCTTGATCGTCCGGTATCTGCGCGTCATCTATCGGGAAGTTAAACCATTGCTCATCCGCGCACGAAGTATATCGAACCTTGTCATGTGCCGCCGCGCCATTGTGTACGCCTATGACGAAAGCCCCCATGTCTCGGAGCTTGTCGCTAACGCCGCCGTTATGCGTCCAGATAGGCTTATTGTTGGAGCATTTCGCCATAAATAGCTTACTTTCTCCGGTTATGCTTAGTTCATAAACAGCTTCGTATTTTTCTTTATAGTCTTTTGTAATAAGTCCAGGTCTATACTCTTTCTGCTTCTGCTGGTACTCAAAAATGCAATAGTTGTCTACTGTTCTAGTAAGTTGCCTTCCTTCTATCATAGAACAGCTTCCGGCTAATGACTTTCTATATATGCCACACCTCTTGCCGGTCTTGATTATAAGCTCTTGCAAATCGTCAACAAGAAACCTGCTAGACGTTATAAAATATCTTACACCATTTTTTGTAAAGCCGTCGCCATGAGAAAATGAATCTAGGAATATTTGTATATTGCTTATGGAATTATTGGCAACAAACCTTGGCACTATCTTGTTGTAAAATCCGCAACCATCCTGATATGCGTTTTCCTTCAACCAATTATATAGTGGAACGTTATTTATAGAAAACTCTGCATCGGTTTCTTTTACCGCGCCAAACATCGCTATAATCTCTTTTATCTCTGGCCGATATAGCGGCTTCTTCTGCGATATTATTACCTTTTTTCTCTTGTGGTCTAACGATCCTTCACTTGCAAACCATCCTAAAAGCTTGCAAAAATCGCCACCCGAAACGCTTAATTCCTTTCTTACTATCTTAGTTCCACCATAAGGCATAGTTATATTGTGTCCAGATAATACAAAATCAGTATCTTTTGCGCTGTATTTTACTTCGTCATCGAGAATTATATGCTTTCTTTGCAGAGCGTTTTCCCATGAGTTTTGCAGGAATGGATACTTTACCCTAGTCTTGTAGGGCAATACGTGGGAGAATGAAAACTCGAAACCATCGCACTCTATTACTCGCGTATCATCATGTTTAGTCAATCCGCGTATTGATTCTATAACTAATTCACCATTGCTATTCTTTGAGTATATACTATCGCCTATATTTAATGCCGTAGCTAAAATCCAACCATTTGGAGTAAAAACCTTTGTATTTCCAGTTATACAGCCTACCCCATCATCGTCAACCTTTATCTTGACGTTCCTGTCTCTTTCGGCCATGTCCCATACTACCCTTGCTACTTCTTGCGTGTCTCTATGGGATAGCTTCTTGCTGTCTATAACTTTCATTCCTCTGCGCTTGTATATCACCGAAAGATCGTCACCGAACCTTGCAACGTCAACGCCTATCTCTACTGGCGCGTCATCGGGAACGTCCAGCACTCTATCCATCGCTTGACGTATCTTTACCCGTGAGAATATAGACCGTGCGCCCTGTATCATCGGAGCGCCGTTCCAGATGTGCTCGGCTAGTTCGGGATCACGCGCAAAGTCTGCTTCCATTTCGGCTTGTAGCTCTTTCGTCCACCACGGATTATCGAGCTTCCCAGGCCGTGCCGTTACTATCAAAGCGTCTTTGCGGTTTATGAACCTTGATATGATCGGGTCCACTTCCAAGTTAGGATTCATTGAAGCCCATAGTTCAGAGCCTTCCTTCCTTAGTGTGGGAAGTAGCACATCAAGGGAACCGTCCGATATGTCTTGCGCTTCCTCTAGCCAGAATATATCAAAGCCTTCCAGCGATTTTAGCTGATCTGCGCGAAGGTCGGAAATGCCCCTGAATATGATATGTGAACACGTGCGCGTGTTGTCTATGGATTCCTTAGTTATCTTCCAGTCTTTATAGCCTAATCGCTGTATGGTAGCGCCTAAGAGCTTATGAACGGATTCCTCAAGGGTTAGCTGTACTTCTCGGAGACAGGCAATATGTTTTCTTTCGTAATTCGCGGCCTGGATAAGCAGGGAAGCTATGCCGTAGCTCTTCGCGCCTCCACCCCTTCCGCCTCGTACTATCTTTATACGATGATGCTGTTTAAACGGTTCGAGTATGGGCGCTACTTCCTCTCGTTTCGATTGAGCATCATACTCAATTAGTAGCAGGTCTTCCTGTTCGTCTTGCAATGATTTCGTCAATCTTTTTTGCCCTTTCCTCGGGAGTAAGTGAGGTTATGTCAAGGCCACCGGAAAGATCCACTTGCGTCTTGCTTCCTTCCGTTGCTTCGCGTATCTCTTTCATCATCGAGACAGCCGGAGAGCCGCCTTTCTTCAATACCTTCTTCATTACTTCATCGACAAGATCGCTTCCGGTTACTTCCCTTTCGCCTTCGCTTGTCTTGACGTTAAACTTGCTTATAAGGAACTCGGAATATATCTGCGACATGAGCTTTTTCTCACGTTTTACTTCTGCTGATTTAACCCCGCCGTTGTGTCCTAAAATCGGTGCTGTTTCGGCGGTTATTCCCCCTCTTTTCAGGTTATCTTCTTTATTCATCTTGCTATCCTATAGTAGTCTTTCGCGTCATAGTCAAAGTCCACATCTTTTATCTCGTCATCGAATATCACGTAAGCCTTCTCGTCCCATAGCTCACTAAAGCACCTTATAAGGCTTTCCCTTGTATCGTCCCTCATATCTTCGTTATCGGTAAGGAAGTCGCCTATGTCAACAGTAGCCGAGAATCCGTTTATGCCTACCGATCTATCGCCGTCGCTCCAAATTGATACTTTCATGGTTTCCTCGTGAAGCTGCGTAGCTTCCTGTCTGCGCGTCTTTCGCCTATGCGAAAAAACCGCTTGAACCATCGTTTCGGTGTTATTGTAACGATAGCGTTACTTCCAACCATCTTTACTTCTGAAACGTCAAAGCAAAGCCGATAAAGTAGGTTTACTCTCACAGCTTGCCGCCCATCCTAACACATCTTATCTTTGTATTAAAAAAACTACACTCGCCCCATTCGCAACAATTATACGCATCTTCCGGCTTTGTTTTCTCGTGCGGATATTTATGCTCACAGTCTTTACTTGGACAGGTTTCGTGCTTAATGCAGATTACTTCGTCCATTCAATCCTCCGGCAAGTGATATCTTGCAAGCATGTCATACATATCTTCGCGTATCTTCGATATTTTCTCTTGTACTTCGTCTGAACCGTTGCCGTACTTGTCAAGACCGCGTATGTACTCTTTTATGTCATTCAAGGCGCAAAGATAGTTTATAGCGTGGGAGTATAGATCGATACCTTCCTGATCGTATGCGTGAAAGGTCGCTAGAATCTTGTCGTCGTCCATGTCATTCCCCCGGATGATTGCGAAGCCGTCTTTCGCTTGCTTTCTCAAGGTGCTTCTCGTAGTTCTTCGCCTTGCGCTTCTTGTTTTTCACCAAGATAGCATCGCTGTACTTATTGACGTGCTTTTTCTTCTTCCCGCCATCGGTTGACGTTGCCATAATGCCCCTCTTTAGGTATCACTTTACGCTACTTCACGTAGAGCCGCGTATAGTTCACGCTTTGCCAATCTGCGCTCGATACGGTGGGTCACGGTCTTATAGTCTGGATTCGTTATGTCCCACCCGTTTACGTGTGCAATACTTCCGCGCTTCGACCATACTTCCGTTCCGCGTTTTGCATGAAATTCCGCATTCTCACCGTCCGCCTTGTAGCTATATCGATAGCGTCCGGTATACGGTACTGGAATGGTACGCTTCTGGTACATCGGCTTTAGTCGTGCCTCCGTAAAAATTGACCGTCTTTCCGATCTGCCAACCACTGAACGGGCTGCCACGCTGCCCTCGGAATCGCTACGCGAAACCGTCAATGGATTTTTGCTATCACCCATTAAGGGCGATCTACTAAGCGAGAATCGCTAATCGGGCGACCCCGCAACTCCTCGTACACTTGGTACGTGAGCGTCACTAAGCCCTATTATAGCATAGTTTCAGATATTTTGCAACACGTTCACGATTCCCGCTATGTTCATGGATACGTGAACACTATGCAGGACTGATCGCCGTCCCGATAACGCCTTTCTCTAGTTCCTCTTTCGTTTTTAGCACTTCATCGGAAGTTATGACAGGCTCATTCTTTACGCCGAAAATCTCTTTCGACCGTTCAATCATCATCCGTATCCGCTTCATGTTAGCGTCTATGTCAACCTCTGCGCGTCTCTTGAGTTTTCCAACTGGTATAGCTGGATTGATTTTCTTCTGTTCGGTACACGCCGGACAATCTTCGCCGGAATGGTCTTTCGCATCATTGCCTTGCGCTTGAGAATGACAGGTAGTACACTGGTACTGTTGGAGAATTGACCCCATATACGCCGGAAGGTCTTTCTCTGCGTCTAGTGCTTCGACGAAAGCCAAGCCGTTAGACGTTTTGATAACGTACGCCCCTACGCCCGCAAGATACGGCTCTAGCCTTGAAGCAACGTATTCCTCTGTCTGCTTCGGGAAGTGCTTGGGATGCTTGCCTTGATGACGTACAACTAGGTCAATAGGTCTGTAAGGTGCTTCCGTGATAAGCCCGTGATCGCAACTATAGACCGTCTGCTTTGACAGTCGCCATGCCGAGAGGAAGTTCTTTTTGTAGTACAGGTGGATGTCTTGGGTCAATACACCGTTATTCCCGATAATCGTTGCGGTATCGTCTTCAAGAGGATGCGGCACTTCCACCCATTCGCCGTCTTTTACTTCCCATGACGTAAACCGTTCTTTGCCAGAGTGAAAGCCTAAGTCTACGCCGCAAAGGAATATATTACCGTACCCCAAGACCTGAGCAACGTACATCTGCATGGGCGGTGAACAGGCGAAAAGGGTAATCTCAGTCTTTATCATAAAGTGAAAGATCGGAAACCTTATGCCGTGTCCATTATCTTCCGTCCATGTATACATTCGTTTCTGCACACCGGAATAGAAAGAATCGTTCCTTCCAGAGTTTTCGCGGAAAAGTAGATACTCGTTCGGCCACTTCTCGATAAGTGACGGCCATACCCCAGGATGACAAACCAGCTTCGTGCGCGTTTTCGACCAATCCACGCCCTCTATTTCTTCCCAAGTGCAAAATGGGTCAAGTGCTACGATATGCGTAGGCTCTATACCGTGCTTCATAAGCGTGAGCGCGTGGGAAGTCGTACACATGATGCCGCCTGTCCAGTCTTTCAGGTAGGGTATCTCGTCATCGAGCGAAGGACCCGAACCCACAATAATGCACGGCGTGTTCTTCTCTTTCGGTTCGTCGGATATATCCCTTGCGCGGCCTTCGTGATACGCGTTCCAAAGAGTGTGAAAGTTCACCACTGTTGCGCGTTCCTCGAAGATAAGCTGCTTTTCTTTCGTGCCTTGATTGTAGAGTGATGAATTACTGCGTACGTCTGATTCTCGCCTCATTTCTGTTCCTTTTCATTAAGATACTCTTCAAGATATCCGCAAAACAGGGATACGGGAGCAAGAGCAATAATCCGCCAAAACTCAACAGGAATGAACGCTGTCAAGACTATGTAGCCAGTCATAAATGCCATTCGATGCCGCAGTTTAAGAAACCATTTCATCATCTCACCCCTGTTGTCCCATATTCCCCGCGTATTGCGAGTAATCTTCACTGAATCCGTAATCCTTGCCGACCGATCTTGCGTAGTCGATATATACTTGCGGTCCGCGCCCTTTCAGTACAAACTTTTCCATAATCAATTCACACAATTCAAAATACTCTATGTAGTCAGTTTCAAAGACTTGCCACGGCCACAAGGAGTAACAAAGTATCTTATCGTCAAAGCCTTTTTCGCGCTTCTGGTCAAGTTCAGCGTCAGATGTGCCATTTCGCCTCCACCTTTCAACTTGCCACTCAGCTTTCGACCCGCCCCATCCACCGCACAGTTTCGAGTACGTCCAGAACTTATCGGCCAGGAACGGCTTGACGTGATAACCTATTCTATACCCTTCTTTCACGCTTGTCAAATTCTCAAATATGAAATGTTCCCTGTCCGGCGATACCGTCATAATCTGATCCTCTCCAGATTGAAGGTATATCGCAATCATTCTGTCAAGATCATCGGGAAGTTTGATCGGTGAAGTAGGAAGAAACGTCACGATATGGTCTGGATGTATCCCTTCCTTTGCCAATTCCCCCATAGCGTGAAGGTACGGAACCCCCGCCGTCGTGTCATTCCCCCATACTGGCCTTCTGATAACCTTTGCGCCGTATCTCTCACCGATAGCCGCTATTTCATCGTCATCCGTGGTAAGTACGGTAAGGTCAATGAGTTTAGAACACATGGACTGTATGATAGACCACGCAACTAGCGGATGTCCGCAAAACTTCTTCGCGTTTTTCCGTGGTAATCGAGTAGACCCGCCGCGTGCCGTGATAAGTCCGAGAATCATTTTTTACCGCCTATGTTTTGTTTAATTACCTTGTAACCACAATATACCGCATATGTAAAAAAACATATAATAAATATATCCTGAATAATACTCATTTAGTTCCTCCAAACATTTCAGCTAATGGATTAGTTTTCCGCATATTTTCGATAGCGTCTAGTTTCTGCTTGTATATATCGCGGTCTTTCGTAACTTGCGCTACCTGTGAGCGTAGTTTGTCGATAGTGGCAATCTGCACGGATATGATCTTGCCGCAATCGGGACACGTTACTTTTATGACGGTCATGTTCCAACCTCTTTACGCCACGCTGCGACAGCACTACAGAAAGGACAGCCGCAATCATCCATTGCATGATGAAAAGAATTAGCTATTATACCTTCACCTAAATCAATTAATCGCCTTACTTTAGCTTCTGTTGCACCAAGGGATATTTGTAGTTTGCGTGATTCAAGGGCAAGCATTCTGTTTTCTTCTTGCTGTTCTTTTGTTATAGTTTGATCAATTTGACCAAAACTAGATTCCTTTCTTGGGCCTAGACTTTCCATAGCTATTGCAGAAATTATTTGCTTATGCATTGCATCACGTTTAATTGCTTCTCTATATTCGCTTGAATTAAGATAATCGCTATAATCTCCCATTTCAGCCGCATAATGTCCCATATTCTACTCCTTGCAGGCCCCAGTCAAAGAATTTACGAAATACTTATTCGCCGCTAAGAATACCACGAGAAGCGGGAAAAGTAAAACGATACCTACCGCGAAACTACGGCCTAGTGGATTTACGTTTTCCATTGTGCCGCCTCTACTCATTACAGCCTTAATCATCCCTACTATAAGCGTTTGCCGTGAAGGATTCAAGAGGACAAGAGACTGCCAGACATAATCCTGCAACGATGCAAGCGCCGCGAAAAGCGATAACGCGGTAACGATCGGCTTAGAAACAGGCGCTACCACGTGGAAAAGAACCTGGATTTCGTTACAGCCGTCAAGCCGTGCAGATTCTAACAGGCTTTTCGGTACGGTTTCAAAGTACGTCCTGGCAAGGTAAAGCCCTACAGGAGAAAAGCAAGCGGGAAGGATAACCGCCCACAAGCCACCTTGTATTCCTAACTTCCTAACTATGATATAGTGCGGAATCAGTAAAGATATTCTAGGTATCATTATACCCACAAGAAACAGCGTCCACAGTGTCTTTTTTAGCGGAAACTTATAAAATGCAAAAGCATATCCGGCAGTTGCGGAAATAGATACACTTATTAACACAGTAAAGAATACCACGAAAAGCGTATTACTTAACCACTTCGCAAGAGGCCACGCAAGCATCCTTTCATAATTCCCCATGATCGGATTATGCGGGATGAGTGACGGCGGCATTGACATAACACCGTGAATGTCTTGAAAAGACCCGATAAGCATAAAGTATAGCGGTGCAAGTAAGAGCGCGAAAACTAGCACGAGAATAAACTTACTCATGCTCTAACCGTCTTTTTATCAAGGATATCCCTACGGTAATAAGTAAAAGGATAACCGCTTGCGCCGATGCCATGCCGTACCTACTAAACAGAAAGCCTGACCGATAGATTGAATATGTTATAGTCGCCGCGAAGTCTTGCGGTGCAAGCATCATAATCGTTTCAACTACTTGGAGAGAAGCTATCGCAGAAAGAAGCGTAACCAGTCCGATAGTAGGCAGGATTATCGGGACTATTATTCTCCACTTGGTTTGTTTCCATGTCGCACCGTCGATCTTGGCCGCGTCGAATATCGCAACGTCGATTGATTGCATTGCCGAAAGCATTATTATCACGTTAGCGCCGAAACTAGAAACTACCACGATGAAGCATATCACAGGAATAGCCGTAGAACCTTGACCAAACCAGTTTACAGCTTGACCTCCTAAAGAAGTAAGGAACCAGTTAACGGGACCGTCCATGTGAAAGACCCACCGCCATACTTGCGCGATTATGATACCTCCCGACAAGACAGGAAGATAGAACAGAATACGTGAGGAATCGTGCCACCGCTTCGGCAAGCGAAAGACGGCCAGACTTGCGAGTAATGAGGTCAAAACGTGTCCTGGGACCATGTAGGCCATATACAGGACAGAATTAGCAATAGCTTGTCTAAATGATTCGTCTTTCAGGGAGTCAATATAGTTTTTCAGCCCTACAAAAGACGAAGTAATGAAGTTAGTCTGCTGTAAAGAAAGCGAAAAGACTACCACCAGCGGCCACGCCACGAAAAGAGCGAAGAACGCAACCGCCGGCAGTAGGAGAATCATTTGGTTTCAGTAAGTTTCTGCTGATACAATTTAATTGCTTCGTCCGGCGTGAGCTTAAAAGTAAGCACCTTTTGAAGTATCGGAAATTGCGTCGCACGCCTAAGGGTAAACCGCTGATCTGTCAGTCCTACGTCCTGAATGCCTTGCTTCGTGAGTATCGCCATAACCTCAAGCATTCGCGGGTCAGTGGGCTTTACGGTAACGTCTGAACGGTTTGCGATACTGTTCATCCTTACGTAAAGGTCTTGAACCTGAACCGATGCCAAAGCCTTTGCAAGTTCAGCCGCGTATTCGTCCACTTTCTTTCCGGTCTTGTGAACGATGGTAACGCTCGAAGTGTAGTAAGCCGGTACTTTCTTGACACCTTCCGCACGCGGGAATGGTACAAACTTGAAATTAAACGGTTCCTTGATAAGATTCTGTGCGATTGCCGATGCTAGGTAGTCTTTCGTCCATGAAGGGAAAAACGCCGTAGCCGCGAAGTTGCCTTTTGACCATTCAAGGCAGTAGTCATCGTCATTCAGAGTAGCCGCATTAGGCGGGATATAGCCATTCTTTGCTAGTGTCTGGAAAAACTCGTAGACCTTCGCGCCGCCCGTGTCTGCAATCGTTGACGTGTTGTAGTCGCCCTTATAGAATGATACGCCGAACGAAGCAAACCAGCCATTTATCAAGTAGTCTCCCGACTGATTCGCTGCGAACATACCCGTCGCCCATTTCTTGCCCTGATACTTCTGCTTGACCTTTTCAGCCATTACAAGAAAATCAGCGATAGTCCAATCGTCTTTTACTGTGAACCCGATCTCTTTCATTACGTCAAGGTTGATAAGCATACCCTGACCCGATCCTGGATGAGGAAGTCCTAGAAGTTTACCGCCTCTTGTAAATGGTGCCAGCACGCCTTCGTTGAACTTTTCCAACCCTCCAATCTTCGACAAGTCCAAAGCGTACTCAGGAATCATGTACTTTGACCCTCTCACAAGGTTGTCGATATACACGTTCGGCGCTGTTCCGGCAGCAATCATCGCGTCCATCGTAAGAGTCGAACCATCGGACAGGTCTAGCTTGATCCAGTCAACCTTCACGTTCGGATACTTCTCGTGGAACACCTTTTCGGCAGTCGTAAACAAGGTTACGCCGCCAATGCCAGCGTCGCCGGAATGGAGTACGGTTAGTTGTGCAAAAGCACCTACCGCACATACGAGGAACAGGGGAATAAGGAATTTTTTCACGGTTTAGCCTCCACCGTATAAGATAGAGGTATTATATCACTATACTATTGACAGTTACAGTACCAAATTGTCAAATTTATTCTATGCCGTCAAGCTCTTTCAATTCTTCGTCAAGACGTGAGTGAAAAGACTCTTCGCCGTCATCATCGGAAAGCAGATAGTCTATTCTCTGCGCGTATATCTTGGCTCTTTTTAATACTTCGATAGCATCGTGAAATTTTCGCATAGTTTCGGGAGAGAAGAAAGTACCGCGCTTCTGGCCGAAATCGTCAAGGCTCTCATCATCGTTATGGATTATAACATCTGCGATACTGTCAACCATGCCGTCAATCTTGTATTGATCGTATTCGAAGTAGCCGCCACTCATGCCAATACCCTCATTACGCTTCTTTCGGAAATATTGTGCTTCTGCGCGATAATCTTATACGCTTGCATTTTAGGATGGTCAGCAAGCTCTGAAAACTCATTGCGGATATCTGCATCCCTGCCATCGGGAAGCGGTTTAGATGGTACGTATACTTTTATGCCGCCTAAAGCCGTGCATACTTCCTGCATCATCTCGTCACCGATGATCTTTTGCAGTATTGACGAAGCGGAGGTTTCGTTCATTCCTTGCCGTCCAAGTATTGAATAGTTCTACCGTCTTGAATCGTGTATTCTATCTTTCCGGTTGCGTAGTCTATCTGGCCTTGCTTGTATCCGATGTTTGCACCTTTACTACCACCTATCACAAAACCAAATGCAAAGCCAAGAAAAAAACCACCAATAACACAAAAGGTTATAACCCTATTTTCGTTCATTCTTTGCACTCCATTACCGGCACATAGCCGATAGTCTGTTTTCTCTCGATTTCGCCATTGCGATAAAGAAAGCCTACCGCCGAACGTATGCGATCTTCCGGGTAGTCGCACTCGTCAACCAGCATCGACACGGTTGCGATCTTGCCGTCATCGTATAGCCGCATGATTTCGCGCATGACTTCGCACTGTAGTTCGGTTTCGTCTTTCATATCACCTCTATGGAGCGCCTACCGTTGCAGGTAACGTATGCGGCGGAGGAGGAAAGCCGCCCATACCGCGCCCCGAAAACCATCCGGTGACAATCGCCGGAAACTGCCATGCGCTATCAGGCGGCACGGCGCACCCAGGGAGGCACGGTTTCCCGCGTCTCGTAACCGAACACTCACGCGATCCGGCTTACGGT